TCTGTATCTGGTTCCCACCAAGAACCACCCGCGGATGTCTTTCTATCATAAATTGTAATATCGTGTTCCCCTGACCTGAGTATTTCCCAAGCAAGCGACATACCTGTTGGTCCAGCGCCAACAACATGAATCTTCATTCTACTTTTAACATTTATATTAATCCAGATTCTCTTCTCTCCTCTGGAGTCTTGAGGGCATACATGACGGTCAAGAAAATCACTGTGGAGATGAGAGCATACTCAATGTCTTGGGTCGCACTGAAGGCAATCAACATGACAGAGAAGAAACGGAAAGTCTTGCTGTTGAACGCAGTCTTGAGATTCTTTGGAATCTTGATCGCGTTACCAGAGAACAAACCTTGATACAAGATGATGAGGGTGAAGAGGACAGGTTGCGCCTTGACGACGGCTTCAGTTGGGTTGCTGATTGGTGCAAGGAAGTTTGAGAACTTTTTCATTTAAAGTAACCTAAGATAAAAATAAAATATCTTCACAGAGTAGGATGCTATGCCTCGCAACCCATAGACCACTGAAACCCCCTCCGTCACAGAAGATGAAGACCTGGAAGTTTGCCGCCAAATTTGTATGGAAAAATAATTTTGTAAAAGATAAGGCAGAACTTGGGTCTTGGACGAGGGATCAACTTTTGGAACTTGGACCGACTTTTGTGAAATTGGGTCAAATCGCATCTACGAGAGCCGATCTGTACCCTCCCGAATTCACAAAACAGTTGGAGTCTTTACAAGACAATGTTCCTCCAGTGGCATATGATGTTGTACAAGATGTTGTAAATTTAGAATACTTTGACGAGTTTGAATTAATACCATTCAAATCTGCGAGTATTGGACAGGTACATCGCGCAAAACTGAAAAACGGGAAAGATGTCATCGTCAAAGTCAAACGACCTAATATATACGAGACTATGAAGGTGGATACAGATAATGTCCGTGAGATTGTGCGTTTTTTGGAAAAAGTTGGGGTTGACACTGGGAATAGCTCAGAGTTTGTGCTCAATGAATCCATCGAGTACCTTTTGGGTGAATCAGATTATCAACAAGAAATTGAGAACGCCGTGCGTTTTCGAAAGAATATGAAAGATGTAAAGTGGGTAAAGGTACCAAAAGTCTATAAGGATTTTTGTACGGATGACACCATCGTCATGGAATATGTTGAATCTGAAAAACTCACGGAACTCACAGATCCAAATGTAAATAGAAAGAAGATCTGTGAAGCTCTCATCAATTCCTATGTGATCCAAACGATGGACAAAGGCTTTTTTCACGCAGATCCCCACCCCGGTAATTTAGGGTTTTCATCTAAGGGCAAGTTAGTCTTCTACGACTTTGGTCTCATTGTAGACCTTTCCGAAGAACTTCGCGATGGGTTCAAACAACTCTTCGGATGTATAATAGACAAGGACACGAAGGGAATTGTTCAAATTCTTGTGAACCTCGGTGTCATAATACCTATGAGTTCAGATCTTTCAGATATTGAACTCTTTTTTGAAACAGTTTTGGGTTATCTTGAAACCCTCGATGGTTCAAATATAATAAACGACGATATAGCGGCACAACTTGCGGCTGAAAAGCCATTCATGGTACCGACGAGTTTTGTGTATTTAGCAAAATCCTTCTCGCTCATAGAGGGTATATGTATCCAGTTAGATCCAGAGTTCAACTACTTCACCTACCTAGAACCCATGATCAAACAACAATTTGTGGAATCAGTTGACATACAAGATGCTATCATGAAGACGGCAGAAATGCCCGCGAAGATACGAAATATAAGTACGGCTGTTTTGGGTTTGGAGAAATCCAAAGCGGCCATGAAAAGGTCTATGTCTAAAACAAGACAAGATATACGCATGGTTCAGTATAGTATAGTGAGCGCGCTCTTGGCGGATCAGTTTGACGATACATCATTAACGATGGCGTTTGTTCTGTGTACTTTGTGGTTTGCGTTTAGTTCTCGTAAAAATCGATAGCGACTTCTTCCTTTTTCTGAGAACCCTTGAAGAATTCCTGGTGTTCTTTGAAGATTTCCTTAACACGTCGTTGTTCATCGCGGCTAATATCCGACAACTTTTCTCGGATCTTACCCACGTCCGTGTCGTTTTGTTTCTTCATCTTCTTACCAAACTTCTTGAAACGGTTAGTCTTCGCCATGAAAGTAGTGGAGGTTGTAAGTGAAAACATCTTTGTTTGTTACATTCTAAGGACATTTAATTTTTAAGCGCTTCAACTTTTCCTCAAACTCTCGCCTTTCCCCTGGGCTCTCAATTGGCGTTCCATTGGCGAGGGCTTCAATTTCCGGACCGGTGAGATGCATGGCATTCACTCTAAAATCTTTAAACGCCTCCATAGTAACCGGTGCCAATGGTTCAATTAAATCATAAATAGCATTTGCATAATCTTGAATTTCTTTTTGGGCATGACTGTCCATGCGAAGATGAAGATAGTGCATTAAATTATGAAGATTAATCTTCCAATAGAATTCGGTATAGGTACATTGTGGAAGGTTACCTCTCGCCTGCTCCCGACAAATCCCTTCTTCTAAGAGGCTCTCATATAAATCAAAAGAATGTTCTAAATGTTTATCAATTTGTCTAGTTTTTTCTTCATTTACTTCCACAACCCCCTCAGACCCCTGGTTGTTCACTTTAGATTGACCTCTGAGAATTCCGGGATTATAGTATTCTTTCGGTACGACGGAGTATCTGGCGGACAGCTCGTTGACTGAGGCTGTTCGATGTCTGAAGTGTTGTCGGGCGATGTAAAGGGGCATTTTGATGTGAAATTTGAATTCCACCATTTCAAAGGGTGTGGTATGCCAGTGGCGAAGCAGGTAGCGGAGGAGTCCTCGGTCTCCTCGTGAGGTTTTAGTCCCATCTCCATACGAGACTCTTGCTGATTGGACGATTGAGGTGTCCAAATCCTGTCTCGGCATGTGATCAACCAATCGTACAAACCCATGGTCCAAGACATCTTTTTGCATGTTATTATAATTTAAGATGTGTCGATTTCCTTAATTCACTTTTCAAAATAATATGTGATTATATTTTGTTTTATTAATCTGAAACCAATTTGTTTCAGTGCATTGATACATTTCTTATCGAAATCAACGTCTTTCATCATGAAACCGTGAAGTTCGATACATATTTTATTTATATTTTTATGAATAAAGTCTATATTTTGTTGTACAAATTTCAATTCACCACCTTCCATGTCAATCATCATGGAATTGAAATCATTCTCTTTTCCAAGATCGTCAAGTGTAATTGTTTCTACGTCATATGTCTTCAAACTGCCACCCCATCCACAAACATTGTTCATCGTTAAGTCTTCACGGTCTCCCGAACCCGCCACAACATTATCGTATGTCTGAAATTTTATAGTTTTTTTAACTTCATCTAAATAACCATTTATAAATGTAACATTTTCTAGATTGTTTTTCTTTTTACACAATGACAATCCTTCGGACAATTCAGGATTAGCCTCGACACTGATGACACTTTTACACCTATCGGATAACAAACAAGTAGTATAACCTAAACAACTACCAATTTCAAGAACGACGTCATTTTTATTAAAGTAACTCTTTATGATACCAGATTCTTCACTTTCGTATGTTTTTCGAACGAAACGTGACTTTAAATTTTCGTGAAAATATCTATCCGGTATATACAAATACTTATTGTCGTACACAATTTCGTTCATATTTTAACTATCCACTAAGATCTTTAAATAAATCATTTATATCCCTATAATATCTTTTAAGATCTTTCATGAAACGTTTGTTGTTTTCAAGGCATTCACATTCAGGTTTATTCATGTAAATCCAAGCAAGATTTGACTTGGAATATTTTGTTCTTTTTTGATTTTCATTGGGTTTTCTCGGAACAAGTTTTGTCGTCTTTTTAGGTTTTTTAACAGTCTTGACTTCAATTCTATTAACAAAACTCAGCGCTTGCATGACAGTGTCTGCTAAATCATCTTTCTTTTTAGAAGTTAAAAATGTGTCCAACCAGTGTGCATTCACATTATCCGAGCGTATAAAAGCTTCACATCTCTCAATTGAAACCTTCTTTCTTTTAAGATATTGTGATCTACCCGGGCCAGCAACATCCGGGATTTTGTGTCGTGCGTCATAAATAATAGTTTCGGCATTTGGACATTTTATAATAAAATATGCGTGAAGAAAGTGCATGACGGAAACCATCTTCTTATTTCGATCCGGTTGTTTTTCAATGAGGATTGTTTGGGCGGTAAGGACCCAAGGTCGTTCGTCGAGGTGTTTTCTCAAGGAGACATAGATACCGTCTTTGTGTTCCGGGGGTACGCCAGATACGTCCCATTCCACGACGAGGTTGGATGTTTCGTTGAGTAAGCACATGGCTAAATTTCGAATACCTACATCTATACTCAAAATCATTAAATTAAAGGCTCTTTATATCTTTAAACTAACCCATGAACATCATGAGCAAAAATAGGCAGCAAATACCTGAGCATATGTACATAATAACATCGGCGTTCAAAAATTCGAATAGGTCAAAGATGGGTTGAAAAATGCCATTTATAGTATCACGCAAAGTGTCTAACCACTGTGTTGGGTCGAGGGGGTTGTCCGGTAAGTCCGGTAACATACCGAAAGGGTCTTTTTTTTTTGGAAATATTCCTTCACATTTACTCGTGCAGAATTCACCACAATCGTCTTCATTTTCAGTACACAAGGGTTGTTTTTCCCAATTAATCGGTTCATCAC